CTCGCTCCACATAAAGTCAACACCTTCAAAAGTTTCATCTGAATCATATGAAACAAGAACTCGACATTTTAGGATGTTGCCATCTAAAACAAAATCCCCCTTCTTAACACCTTTCATATTAGCGTTTTTATCAAAGGTAATCATTAGGGGGATTAAGTTTTTAAAAAGTTATTTTAATGTTTTCACAATTAGAATGGAAGATCATCATCAGATGTCTCTACACTTGGAGCTGGCTTAGAGTAGTTCCCTGGGGTTCCCTCTTTTGGCGTGTACTCCATCTTCCACATTGATAAGTTAGTGTAATACTTTCCGTTGTACTCACGGCTACGGATATTAAAAGCAATCTCCGCTTCACAACCAACGCAAGACTCGCTAAGCGTATCAAGAGATTGACCAGACACTTGGAACTCATACACGTCCGTGTACTCCTTACCCTTGATCTCTCTCGTAGTGGTTAACAATAAATTTCTCCAAGAGAAGTTACCTCTTGACTGAATCTCCGACAACGAAGATACTACTCCTTTCATAGAATAATTACTCATTTTGTTTTTTGTTTTTATATAATTAATTAACTAACCCTATTCTTCATTGAGCGTTTTGCCTGCTGTTTTACAGCTCTGCCCTTTGAAGATCCTTTTTTAGGAGCAGGAGGTCCTTTTTTAAGAAGATCCCTTAACCCCTCAAATGCAAATTTTCCTTTTATATTACCTGATTCTGAAGTCTTAACTCTATTATTCTTACCACGCTCATCAGCAGCCTTCATAGCCTTTCTAGCTTGACTTGATTCCTGCATTTTATCAACCTTGGATTCAACAGCTTTCTTAACTGAGGAGGCAGCTTTTTTAACATCTTTCTTCGCTCTATCAAGCTTCATCTGAGCAGCATCAGCTACACTACCCTTAATGTTACGGCTTTTGTTTTCACCAACATCGTGAACAACATTTCTGTTATATTGATAACCCTGCTCAGAAGCACGCTGCTTTTCTTCTTTACGAGCCTTTGCATTTGCAATAGCTTGCTTGATTGGACCTGTACCGTTCATTATTTCCCTTTTGATTTAAGTTTTTCAGCTTTAGCTCTTAATTTAAAAGCTTTCTCACTAACACCAATACTTTTAAGAGTAGCATTAGAAGTATTCTTTTTCATCTTGCTAATCAATTTATCAGCAGACTTTTTTTCAGCAGGAATCATACCAGACTTCTTTTTCTCAAGCTCAGAAACCTGACGCTGCATATTAACATTAGACTGCCTGTAGAAATCAGTTTTTTTATCTTTAGCAGCCGCTCTCTCTTCAAGCTTTTGACTTCTTGGTTTTTTTGGAAGTATTGGCATATTATTTTTTCTTTTTGACAGGAACTCTAGTGGTTACCTTTGTTAATTGAGAACTGGTTACAGCTTTTTTACCATTATCAAGAGTTACTGGATTTTCTCTTTTAGGATATTTGGTAGTTGTAACATTACCTTTAGTATTGATACTAGTTACTTCTTTTTTAAAACCAATTTTCGGATTTGGTGATTTAAGGGACTTCATAGCCTCACTGGCAGCAGTTCTTACAGGAGCTTTTGGTTTTGGTTTTGGTTGTGGCATATTATTTCTTTTTAGCTTTTACAGGAATAGAACTTGATCTTGTATTTGTTGACTTTAGTTTACCATCTGAATATTTCTTTTTTGTAACAGTAGTTCCAGACTCTTTAAAACCTTGCAATTTACCTGTTAGTTCTCCTACTGGTTTATATTTAGTTGTTTTAGATTTCGTTTTTAAAATATCACCCTCTTTATTGAGAACTACTTTAGACTTAGATCTTGAATAACCATCAGTATTGTATGTTTTATCATTTGATTTAACAACCGTTCTACCTAAAAGGTTTTTTTTCTCTGAACTTGGCATTTTTTTAATTTTAATAGTTACGCCGACAAATATATATCAATAATTTCATTAAACAACAAAAAACTTTTCAACACTTTTAATGTTAATAAAAAAATTTTGCCACAAGCATACAAGTGTATTACATTTGTATCCAACATTAAAAAATAACAAGTATGGCACAAAAAGATCCAGCCTTCCTGTTCTACACACAGGATTTCTATGTAGGGACAGCGTTCCTTACACACGCACAAGTAGGAAAGTACATCAGACTTATCTGCGCACAACATCAACATGGGAGATTAACTGAGGAAAAAATCATGCATATTTGCGGTGATTTAGACCGCAACGTCCTCGACAAATTCCAAAAAGATGACGAAGGAAACTACTACAATGTAAGGCTAGAAGCTGAAATTGAGAAGAGAAAGAAGTTTTCAGACTCCAGAAGAGGTAACATCAAAAAAAGATGGGAAAAGAATACTAGTGAAATACAAGTGAATAACACTAGTAATACACTTGAATATACTAGTGGAGATACTAGTGTAATACATATGGAAAATGAAAATATAAAAAGAAAAAGAAAAGAATTTGTCGCCCCATCGAAAGAGGAGATGATGAGTTACGCAGCTGAAAAAGGTTTTGATCCGAGCGTTGGCTCTCAGGCTTACGAATACTATTCCGTTGCCGACTGGAAAGACGCAAAAGGGGACCAAGTGTTAAATTGGAAACAGAAAATGATCGCATCATGGTTCAAAAACGCACAGAAAGGGGTCAAATTTCAAATAACTAATGAAAATGATATCAACATACCAGGCTATGTAAAAGAGTTCCATAATAACCCTCTAATGAAGCGAGAGGTTGTTAACGGATCTTGGGTTTATAAATCTACCCCAATCGGGTTCAAGTCGTAAATTTATAATTTGACGAATAATGTCAAAAGTAAAATCATAATACAGCAACAATGATCGAAAGAATAATCAACCTACAAACAAAACGTGAGTTCATCATAGACCTCAAGAACGCAACAGGGGAAAATGCTATGCCATGCCCAGAGTGTTCCGGGGATAGGAAGAAGAAGACAGCTAAGTCTTTTAGTTGGGATGGACAGAAGGGAATCGGAAACTGCCTACACTGCGGAGCTAAGTTTGGGAAGAAGCTAGAGGGGACATACAAGCCCAATGAGTTACAGAAACCCATATACTCTCGCCCTGAGTGGAGAAACATCACAGACCTAGAAGATGACGTACTCAAGTTCTTTACCGACAGAGGTTTGTCGCAGCGAGTGGTCAACCAAGTCAAGATCACACAAGGACGAACTTTCTTCCCACAACTTGAGAAGGAGGCAAAGTGTATCGAGTTCAACTACTTCCGTGACACGGAACTAATCAACGTAAAGTACCGTGGACCAAAGAAGTCTTTCAAGCTGTACAAGGATGCTGAGCTGATATTCTACAACTTGGACTCAATGAAGGACATGGACTATGTGATCATTACGGAAGGGGAAGTTGATGCACTGTCTTACATCGAGGCTGGATACGACTCAGTTATCTCTGTACCAAACGGAGCAACAAAGTCCGCACAACAGAAGCTAGTCTACCTCGACAACTGCATAGACCTGTTTGATGAAGTTAAAACAATCTTCATAGCCACCGATGACGATGAGCCAGGACGTGTGTTACAGGAGGAGCTTGCTAGACGTTTAGGTAAATACAGATGTCGCAAGGTTAGCTTCTTGGGATGCAAGGATGCAAACGAGCTGTTAATGAAGGAGCCTCTAGCCCTACAAGACACAATAACCCAATCAGAGCCATACCCGATTGATGGAGTACTGACCGTAGACAACCTATCGGATGATATCTGGAGATTAAAGCGTGAGGGACTTAAACCAGGATGCGATATATCAATCCCCTGCTTTAACGAGCTACTTACCTTTGACCCAGGGTATCTAACCGTTGTCACCGGTATCCCAAACCATGGAAAGTCAGAGTTCCTTGACCAAATCATGGTGGACCTATCAATCAAGCACGGATGGAGGTTTGGTATATTCTCCCCTGAGAACTACCCACTACAACTCCACTTCTCTAAGATAGCTTCCAAACTCGTAGGGGAAAGATTCAATGACATGGCAGACCATAAGGTAATACAAGCCATGGACTACTACCGTGATAACTTCTTCTACATCGTCCCCAAGGAAGATAACAGCGTTGAGAGTATCATCGAACACGCTACCCAACTTGTTAAACGATACGGAATAAACGGACTGATCATAGATGCTTGGAATAAGTTAGACCACGACTTCGCATCCAACGAGACCACATACATCGGTAAGCAACTCGACTTAATAATAAATTTTGCTCATAAGTTTGGAGTACATATCTTTGTGGTCGCTCACCCGACAAAAATGCAAAGAGATAAAGGCAACGGACCATACCTAGTCCCCACGCTATATGACATGGCTGGCTCTGCTCACTTCTTTAACAAGTCACACAACGGTATATCAGTGTACAGACATTTCTTTGAGGACGGATCATCCTCCCCTGAAGTGTTTGTCCAAAAGGTTAAGTTTAAGCACTGGGGTAGGCAAGGTAGTGTAGCCCTCCAGTACGATATAGACTCTGGAAGGTTCTACCAACCCTCTAATAAACAATCCGGTAACTACCTAGAGCAAAAAGCAAGTCAAGAAGAAATGCCATTTGAAATATGAAACACGCTAATATAGAAGCACTAGTAGAATACGTTAAGCCATACCAAAAGGCTGCCTTCGTATCTCAACTCATAGAAACTCTAGGGATGGATCATCCTCTGTCCCTAGAAGCTTTTGACTACATGAGCAAGTACCCCATTGTCAAGAAGTGGAGGGATAATCCCAATGCCTTCATGATCAAGATCCTACAAGCCTGCTGTGAAGAGTTTGCCGTACAAGTAGATGACGTAACCTCCGGTAATAGATCCGGAAACCACGTTGAAGCTAAACGTATGTGGATGTTCCTCGTTGAAGGGGTTATGTCCAACAACTTCGATAGTATAGCACACTTCATTCAAATGGATAAGTCCTCTATCAAGTACCACATTAGCAAGACCAAGAGCTTCATTGAAACCAATCGCAAGTACTCAGACAAAGCCAAAGCTATCGTAGATAAACTCCAGGCTGAAGGTATGTCCGAAGTGGTAGACTTCTTTATCAAAGAAATAAACCACCTACAAAGGGATCTTAATAAAAGGAAGTAATGTGTCATTAAAGGGATAAAACGACAGCATTTTGTTCTTTTTATGACTAGTTATTTCTAACCCTCCTGTTTAACACCTTTGTTTTTATGTCAAAGCCTTTTAAGCTTAATATGTAACTCTTAACCACAGAGATGGTTACATTTTCACCCTTCTCAAGTAAGCTCAATGTAGACCTTGACACACCCATTTTATCCGACAATTCCTGCTGAGTCACCCTTCTGCATATCCTCTCGTTCTTTAACACCTCATGTAAGTTCACAATAGAATGACATAGTAAATTAAACTTCTGCTCATCCTCATCATCCCTTAAATCTACCAAGTTACTATTACCTACTTGAATGTTTAGTAGGTTTGGATTTATAGAGTGGTAGTAGTCTATCCAGTAAAGCTCCCTACCAGACAAGTCATTCAAATCCTCTACCTCCTCTATGATCTCAATCTTAGGGTATAAAAACCCACCCTCTAGTTCACTAACCCATTCCTGAACCTTTTTAGAATGAGACTTAGTTAAATGAGATAAAGCTCTCGACTCTCCAACAGTACTCTTACCAATGTAACAATAAACATCGTTTCTAGGGTCTTTTAAACCATATACTATATTCTTCATAGTGTTTTATATTTAATACAAATATAGTGAATTGTTTGATATATCAGACCTAACAATCTCGAAGCCCCTCCACATCGGTAGGGGTTTTTTGATAAAAAGCTGAACATAGTGTAGAGGGGGTTTCCTACACACCTTAGTACTATGTGACCTTACCGATTCGATATTTTGCGGATGGGGTGGTCTACATGTTGTTTATTTGTATGGTATCGGATAAAGTAGGTTATATATTGAATAAAGCTAATTTGTTTCACGTGAAACATTTGTTTAGTTACTATATATAGTTATTGTATGTTAGTGGTATGCCATGTACCAAAACCTTATTTAGAATCGTTCTAAATAATCATAGATGGTATGCCCTAGGTTAGTTGTTGATAACTTGTTAATAACTTTCCCCTATTTTATTTGCATATTCCAAAAAGTTGAATTCAAAATTAAATGTTAAAATACTTGCATATCTTAGAAAGTTGTATACATCACAGCTTAAAAACAAGTTGTAATATAAGACAACAGAGGTATCC